ACCATTAATAACTGATAGTTCATGCTTTACTCTATCTGTATATTTAATAAATTTATCTGTACCTTTTTCTAAACTTGCAAACTTTTTTTTCCATCCTTCACGACAAAGTTCTCTTAAATACTGATCTTCATTCATTCCTTTTGGACTATCAAATTTGGGTAAACTTGGCTGTTTAATTACTGAATACTTTTCGCACATTTCATCTATTATCAAACAGTTTTTTATTTCTTCTTCTTCATGATAAGAAGACACCTCATCAAAAGATGGAATATAATATCTGTTTGATTTAAAAAAACTAGATAGGCCAAACTCTTCTTGTTTTTCAATTGATGTTTTAACTTTTTGTAAAGTAGTTTCCATTGCAGAACAAAGTATTATTCTTTGATCTGAAGCGTCTTTTTGAGATGGATAGTGAGCATCTGGTGTTGCTATAGCTTTTATATTAGTATCTTTAGATAGTTTTCTAAGACATTCTGCCAATGCTATTACGCAAGGAAGGTTCTCAGAGTCAAACATCTGTATTTCAATAAAGAAATTTTCCTTGCCAAAAATGTCTTGGTATTTAGCACATAAATCTTTTGCTGCAATTTCCCAGCCATCTTTAATAAGAGATTTAGCCTCTTCATAACTTGAAGCTTTATATGCTTCATATGGCAATATACAATTAGCTAATTCAGTACCAGGATGACCAGAAAATGCTATTAAGTTTTTTGCTTTTCCAGAAAAGTCTTTTAAGTGTAATCTTGGCTTATAGTAAAAATAATCTAAACTATTAGCTAAAGATGTAAGCTTGATAAGTTCAGACCATCCACTTGCATTTTTAGCAAGAACACATAAATGGGAATGTTTTGAATTAGTCTTTTCATGTATTTTTGCATCATCTTTACACAAATAAAACTCACAACCAATAATTGGTTTAATGTCTTGCGATGTACATGCTTTTATAAAAGATACAGCACCAGATATTGATCCATGATCTGTCAATGCAACAGATTTAAAACCAAGATCTTTTACTCTTTTTGCTATACCTTCAGGCTTTGAAAGACCATCAAGTAATGAATAGTGTGAATGACAATGCAATGGTGTCCAATTCATGTTCAGTCCTAAAAATTATTTCTGATATATTCCCTCAACAAAAATACAGACCAGTTTTCCCAGTTCATATTACTAGCACTTAATCCACTAATTGATCCAAAATCAGCATTAATTAATTTAGCTTCTTTTGGTTTTACAATTCCACCACCTTTTAGTTGTACATGAAATACAACACCAAAGTGGACAGAGTTAACTGCATCAGAATCATCATTTATTAATCCAGCAAAAACACCGCCATTAAAATTAGTATATTCAATTTCTTCATCTAGTTCTCTTTTACATGCTGCTGCTATAGTTTCTTTATCATTTCCATCACATGGATTGATGTGTCCACCAACCCCAAGCGAAAACAAATTATGCAGTCTTTCTTCTGAACCCTTTTTTGATCGTTCATAATAAAAAAGTTCATTTGTTCTAGTAATAAAACAGTATGGAATCAACTGTTTATAAGATGGATCATTTTCTGCAATATCCCTGTCTATATAAAATAAATTTTCTGGAATCAGATACTTTTCTCTAAAGTTTTTTGCTTTATCGCCAGATATCATTCCTTGAAATTTATCTTGTTCTTCTATAATAGATGTTTTAAAAACAAGAACTTTTTCTCCATTATATTTAGATATCTTTGGTGGTTCTGTTGTAGGATCATCTTTTTTAGAAAAAGTACTATCAAGAATATCATCAAGAATTTTTGACCAATCAGGCATTTTTATTCTCCCTATTAGATTGACCACCACCATCACCATAAGAACTTATTATACTTTTATCTGCATGTTTAATATAGGCTTTCTTTATGCCAAGCTCAATTAATTCTTCATGTAGATATGTACAAATATTTTTATTTTCGTCTTGAGAATGTTTTTCCTTATGAAATTTACATAATCTTTCACACTTCCATTTATCTTTTCCATAATCTATTATTCGTGATGGTCGTTGACAATATTTAATTTTTTCAAATTCTTTTCTTATCATTTCTTCAGTTGTTGGAATATCTCTTTTATCAAAACATAAAGAAAATGGACCACCAGCTTTTACAAAAAATATAGTCATCATTATCATGTCTTCATTTGGATACAAATGATCTAATGCATAATGATACAAACAAAGTTGAAAATCTTTTTTTAGATCATCATAACCCTTTTCTTTTCCTGTAGACCAATTCTTTCTTTCTCCAGTTTTCCAATCTATATATTCAATAGATTTTTCACCAATTCTTGTAATAAGATCCATCGTTCCTTTAATTCTTAAGTTTCCAGATATAACAGTTCCATCATCTAAAAAGTATTCGTACTTCGCCCAAGGTTTATTTATTTCTATATCAAAATATTGTTCTGGCATGACAATATTTCTAGTCAATGGAGAAAACATGCCACTATTAAATAATAAAACATCCCATAACCACTTATTACATTCTTTAAAATCTTTATCATCCCAATCATGACTGCTTTTAGATTTATAATGATCGAATGCATATTTAATGGCTGTATCTGGAGTTAAATCACCAACAGAAAATTCCAAATCTAATTCAGCATCTTTAAATAAGTCTTGTTTATTTTGCAAACAAAGTTTTTTGTTCGCCAATAGTTCCAAGCCTTTATGTACAACATTTCCCTTTTGAGCTTTTTTATTTGATTCTTCTTGAATACCAAGATTGTATTGAATCCAATATTTGTGCTGACACCAAGAAAATGATGATACTGAACTCGATCTAAGATAAGTTATTATCATAACTTAATCCATCCGATCTCTTTAAGTCTTTCTACAAGAACTTGCGACTGTTGAAATTTATTAAGTTTTCTATTATCTAAAACAAGATCAAAAACATCTAAAGCATTATCCAATTCTACTTCACTTTGATGACTATCTTCATCTATTTCTCTGGTTAATCTTATAACTATTCCACCAGCAGATTGAATAGATTTAACCTCATTAATAAAACGAACATCAGTAATAAAGTTAAGTGCATTTTTTTCTTTTTTAATTTTTCTAAAACATGCTTCTATATGAATATCAGCGTTCATTTTTCTAACTATTGCTGTTCCAAATTCTTGTAAAAACTCTCTTGCTGTCATAAATCCAGTTTTGTTTTCTGTATTAACAGGAAAATTTTCCCATTTATATTTTGTAGGAGTATTTTTTTCATCATCACTTCCAAAAACTTGATTATGTTCAATACCAAATAAATCTATACAAACATTCTTCATAGGCCAAGCAAAAGAATGTATTGAAGCTTCAACACCAAAAAGATCTGCTGAATTTTCAAAAAGAAATTTTGCAAGTGTATCTTTTCCAGATCCTTTTTTGCCAGAAAATCCTATTATCTTCTGCATATTAGTTTCTCCAAAATTGGAACAAGAAATTCTTTAACTTCTTCTGTTTTCATTTCTCCAATATCCTTATATCCTTCTGGAAAATCTGGATTTAAAATATTAAACATTCTTGAAAGAGAAGACTGTACTTTTTCCTTGGCTTTAGTTCCAGCAGAATCTGTATCAAATAAAAGAACTAAGCACAATGCCCCAGAACTTTCTAATATAATTTGTTGAGAATCTGTTAAAGATGATCCAAATACTGCTAAAGAGTTATGTATACCAGCTTCTTCCAATCTCCAAACATCTCCTGGACCTTCAACCAATATGGCGACACCACTTTCTTTAATATAATCTTTTGCATAATTGTAATTATATAAATAGTCTTTTCTTGAAAATCCTTTTGAGTTGCACCACTTTGATATTTTTAAGTTTTCAAAATCTTTTAATGTTGTTCTGCCTGTAAAGCCAACAACTCTTTTCCCATCATCTTCATATATTGGAACAACTGCACGATTAGAAAAAAGACCTTCTGAAACTTTAGAATCGCCAACATCATACTTATCTAGTATTTCTTTTGAATATCCACGACTTAAAAAATATTGTGATGGGATTAGAAGTTTTTCTCTAACAACTTTTTTAGACCAAGAAGTTTTTGATTTTTCTTTAACTGCAACAACAGAAGATGTAAGTACATCAAACTTTTTTTTATTTTTACATTTTGATATGTCTGATAACTGTAAAACCTGTTTTAAAATTTCAATTGTTTTGTTAAATGAAAAGATATTATTTCCTTTTTGTGACCAGTTGAGTTTTTTATGGCTTAAAACTCCTCTTATAAATCCTATTGCATTATTAACAAAATGCTCTTCGCAATGATGTGTATGACAAATCCAATTTCCTATGCGTGTATGGCCATCAACAAAAATGTTGAAAGCAGTTCTGTTATCTCCTCCATGTATTGGGCATGGACCGACATAAAAAGAACCATTGCTTTTTAAATCAATGTCAAATTTAGATAAGACTTCTTCTATGTTTTCGCAAATATAATTATTCAATTCATTAAAATTCATTGCCATTAATTTCTCCAGTTTCAAATCCAGAGTTTATTCTTGCAGTTCTAACTTTATAAAATTCATTTCTTGTTGGACCCTCAACTATTTTTCCATATTCATAATTACCAAAAATGTTTATATAATCTCCAGCATCAATGCCTTTTCCATGTCTAGCAACGACAGGTATTAGTTTAAGATTATATCTGATATTGTCTTCGGCGACACTTTCATCTGCCATTTCTTCTTCTGTTTTTCTTTTGTAGATTGAAAAATTACTACACAACCAAAGAATTCTGTCTGAACCAGATGCAACATCAGTATCTTCTCTTGTTATTCCGTCTCTATTTAATTGAGTAAATGCAAGACAAGCAACACCATATTGAACCATAAAATTATGCAAGTTTGTCATCAAGAAACCAAGAGCTTGATACTCAGCTATATTTTTTGATATAGAGTCATCACTCATTAGCTTAATATAATCTAAAATTATTAGACATGGTTTTGCTTTTCCAGAATCGTCCAAACCAACATCTTTAATTACCCATCTTCTTGCCATACTTATAACTTCATCAAAACTTTTTCCGGCTATTGTTTTATATTGAAACGGTATACTTTTTAATTTTTCTCTAGCCTGATAAAGCCTTAATTTTTTTTGATGGTCATTGAATAAAGATCCACTTTCAATTTCTTCTATTTTAACATTAGCTAAAGAAGCTAATAGTCTATGCCAATGATCTTTTTCTGTCATTTCAGTATCAAGCATTAATACTGGTATTCCATCACTTGCAACATTTAATGCAACATTATCGGCAAAGAATGATTTTCCTGTTTTCATTCTTGCGCCAATTAAATTAACCGTTCCTGGCCTTAATCCTCCGCCTATTGCCCTATCGTATGTTTTAAAACCAGAAGATATTCCCAATTGAGATATGGGATTATTTTCTAAGTATTCAATATACTGATCAATACCTTCACTTATGGGCTTTGGTGATGGATCATCAGCATTAGAGATTTTAAATGTTTGATCTAATACTGTAGATTCAGCAATAGAAATAATTTCTGTTATTGGTTCATCGCCAGTTATAGTTTCTAGTTTTTTAGAACATGTAGAAAGTGTAACAGAAAGAGTTTTTGCTATTTGTAATTTTTTTAATTTGGCAGCAGCTTTTCTTGTATTTGAAATTTCTACAGGGAAAGAAGATATGGATCTTATATACTTTATCTGCTCTGTAGTTTGTAACAATTTAGAAATGTTTAGACTGTTAGATGCAGATATTAATGATGGTATATCAGCTATAGCATCTTTTTCAGAAACTATATGTTTTAAGCATTTAAATATTGCTGCATTTTCAACTGTAGAAAAAGAATTTTCATCAATAATGTCACATATCTCTATGTAACAATCATATCCTTTTTGAAAAAGGCCGGATAAAACAACTCTTTCTGCTGCTACATCGGTAGTCATCTAATTTTCCTAATACATTTAATACATGTAAAATCAGAAGATTCAGAATCCATTTTTCTAAATCTTTGTTCTTCAGCAGGAATCTTTAGTTGTAAACCACAATTAGAACATTTCACATGAGTATACAAATCATTTTCAGAAAATGGTTTTCTATATGTTTTTTCTCTTCGTTTTGGATTCTTTTCTATTAAGTCTGTTTCTAAAGATAAATCATCTACAAATTTATTTTCAAATTTATTTTTTTTGCTAGGTTCTATTTTATTTGCTATTTGTTTATTAACAACAACAGGAATATCCTCTGTTGAAATTTGCGATTCTCCATTTACTAAAAATAAAGCTTTAGTTACAAGACTCCAATCTTTTTCTTTTATTGCTTTTTCTAATAGATTAACGAGATTCATTGCTTCTTCTCCTTGCATAAGAAAGGCCAGATAAAGACTCAGAAACTTTTTCAATTCTTATTGGCAAATATTCAATTCTATCTATCCTTGCTTGAATTAAGCCAGCAAGTTTTTTTATTTTCTTGGCATAATCATTATCTTTTATACAAAGTGCTATTCTTTCTTCTGGTGAAAAGTATCTATATTCAGCTAAATTATTTGCTATAGCACTAAGTATTCTTTCGTTGCACCATCTAATTTTTGTTTTTTCTTTATTTATAACTCTCGTTATATGAAATGAAAAACTATTTAATAAAACACAAGCTTCAGAACATTGCTCGGCATTCATTTTAGAAAGTTCTTCTTGCGATAAGTAAAGGTACTTTATGCAAGGGAAGTTTTTATCTGAAGGTATTGGTGTTAGCCCTATAGTAAGTTCATACTTTTCTAAAGCTAAATCAATTTTTTGTTCTTCAGTTAGACTGGATTCTTGACTTCCATTGCTCATCTGACTCATTGTAAGGCAACTCCACAAGTATTATTCCGTTAACAGAACACCATTCCTTCTTATTATTATCATTTGCTTTTGATGATAAAAAATTTAGCTGAGTTCCATGAAAAAATGGTATAAATTTGTAATGTTGTTCTCCATGAACTTCAATTATTTTATTTCTTAATGGCAACCAAAAGTCAGCGTAAAGATTTCCAGATCCTGGCAAATGCACTTCTTCAAGTATTCTGTCTACTGGATATAATGACTTAAGTAAATTTCTTGCTCTAATATGTAAAGAAGATCTTTTTCTTTCATCGCTAATATCTGGCATTTGTCCATAAAATGACCAAGAATATTTCTTTCCATCTAAACCTTTTATTTTCACGACAGCATTGCCTTAATTTCATTTTCTAATGCACTAACCCATTTTGGATGATCTAAAAGCAATTTGTATAGTTTTTCAGCGCCTTGCGTTTTAACCATTTTAATTGCAGCATCATCCCATTCTTTAACTCCAAGTAAATCTAAATGTCTTTGCATATATTCTAATGTCATCCATGCCCCAGCTTTATTAATTAATCCTAGCTGACAACCAAGATTAATGGCCTCGTAAGTATTATCAATCCCAACTCCATATCTAATATAACTATCTACTTCCATTCCTGGTGAACCCAAAGCACAAGATTCTATAAGCCAATGTACTTGCTGTCCAATTTGTTTTTCTTTACCTTCAACACCAACATTCCAAGCTTTATCGTATTTTACCCTCATCTGAACATCGGCTTGGTACTGTAATGCTTTTGAACCTTTCTCGATAAAACCGCCAAACATGCCTTGAGACTGAGCCAAATGCATAATCGCCCAAACAATGCAATTTTGTACAGGTACTATGTTGGCTGCCTGACGACAAAAACCAGCAAAGAGCTTATTACCAGCACCTCTATTTTCATACCCAATGCCTTCATCCATCTCTTTTTCATCACATAAGGCCGAAACGCTATCAATAATGATCAAACTGCCTGGATGGGTATTGATCGCTTTAAAAGCTAAATTAAGATAGTCCTTGGCCGTTAAAATCTTTTCCTGCGTAGACCTATAAATTGTCATCTTGTTAAGATCTAGTCCTTGAATCCCTTTAAGATTCATAGACTTAAGCCGACCTTCAATGTTTAGATAATACACATGTCTAC